CACAGATTTACACCTAGACACACCCTATGTAATATGTCAAATGCTTGACATGTGCTACCATTTATGTCTATGGGTAGATTATTGCAAGCATTCGGTCTTGAGTCTAAGCCTTTATTAGAAGCTCAAGCAGCACCTCAAGTCCTTGGTGAGTATTCACCTTATGCAATGCCCTTTCAGACTGCTTACATCGGCAGAACAGAAGCAATGTCTGTCCCAGCTCTTATGCGTTGCCGCAATTTACTTGCTGGCACAATCGGTGCAATTCCTTTAGAGCTTTACAAAAAATCTACTAATGAAGAATTAGGTTCACCTGCTTGGTTAGAGCAACCTTCTTATTCACAGCCACGATCTGTAACGATTGCATGGACTGTCGATTCATTACTTCTATACGGGCAAGCCTTCTGGAAAGTTGTGGAAGTTTATCAGGAAGATGGACGCCCATCTCGCTTTGAGTGGATCGCTAACAATCGAGTAACCATTACTCTTGATAGCACTAATACTTTTGTTAGATCTTATGCAGTCGATGGAATAACTTTACCCATGGATGGTTTGGGCAGTTTGGTGACATTCCAATCATTAAGTGATGGCATCTTAAACACAGGTGCTTCAACTATTCGCGCAGCCATCGATGTTCAGAAGGCAGCAGCGATTGCAGCAGCTACACCAATGGCAACTGGTTACATTAAAAACACAGGTGCAGATTTAGATCCTAAAGAAGTGTCAGGATTACTAGCTGCATGGCGTACTGCTCGTAACAATCGCTCCACTGCATACCTAACATCGACTCTGGAATATAACCCAGTGTCATTCTCACCTAAAGACATGATGTACGGAGAAGCAATCTTTAATCTTGCTACAGAGATTGCCCGTCTATGCAATGTGCCTGCTTACTATGTTTCAGCAGATCAGAATAACTCCATGACTTATGCAAATGTCCAAGATGAGCGCAAGCAATTCTTGACATTATCTTTACAGCCATTCATTACAGCGATTGAAGATCGTTTGTCTATGGATGATATTACAGCCCGTGGAAATGTAGTGAAGTTCGATATTGATAAGAACTTCCTGCGTACTGATCCACTTCAAGAATTGGCAGTCATTGAAAAACTGCTAACGCTTAACCTGATTACCCCAGAGCAAGCGATGGAAATGACCGATCTAACACCTAACGGAAATAATGGTCTAGAATGAATCAAGTAATTACCTTCTCAGCTGATCTCACAGCAGACTCAGCCAATCGCACAGTATCAGGCAAGATCGTGCCTCTTAATGTTGAAGCAGGATCGACAAACATGGGCAAAGTAATCTTCGCTTCTGGATCTATTGCTATCGAAGATCCTAAGTCCATAAAGCTTCTAAGTCAGCATGACAATAAAAAACCTCTAGGCAGAATGGTCTCATTTAGCGAGTCAGAGAATTCTATCGATGCTGTATTTTCTGTAAGTCGCTCACAGCGCGGCACAGAAGCTCTAATCCTTGCAGAAGAAGGTTTGCAGTCAGGCCTTAGCATTGGTGCAGAAGTTCTAAAGTCAAAGATCAAGGACGGCGTGACTTATGTATCCGCTGCTCGTTTGGTCGAAGTAAGTTTGGTAACAGAGCCAGCATTTAAGTCTGCTCAAGTTACTGATATTGCGGCAGAAGAATCTGTCGTAGAAGAAACAATCCAACCAACAGAAAGCGAGACAGCCACCGTGGAAGAAACCACTTCAGCAGTCGAAGCAACACCAGTTGAAGCACCAGCGGTTGAAGCTGCTCGCCCAACTGTATCAGCAGCATATTACACAAAGCCACGCATTGAAATCACTGCGGCTAAGTATGCTGAAAACACAATCCGTGCAGCCCTAGGAGATGAATCAGCTCGTCAGTACCTATTGGCAGCAGATGACACAACAGATAACGCAGGTCTAGTACCAACACGCCAACTATCTGAAATCATCAATCCACTCGGAACAACAATCCGCCCATCAATCGATGCAATCTCTCGCGGAGTATTGCCAGATGCAGGTATGACTTTCGAGATTCCAAAGATCACAGTAATGCCAACAGTTGCAGAGACAAACGAAGGCGCAGCATTCTCTGACACAGATCAGAATGCAGCATTCCTATCAGTATCAGTCAAGAAGTACGCTGGACAGCAGACATTCTCTGTTGAATTGCTAGATCGTACATCTCCAGCATTCTTCGATGAGCTAGTGCGCAACATGGCAGCAGCTTACGCAAAGACAACTAACGCAGCAGTAAACGCTGCTCTCATTGCAGGCGCAACAGCAGATGCAACTACAACAGTTACATATCCAACAGCAGCAGAATTGCTAGGAATTGTCGCTCGCGGATCAGCATCAGTTTACGCAGCAACAGCAGGACTACCTAACCCATTTGCTCGCAACATGGTCGTATCAACAGGACAATGGTCTAACATCATGTCTCTCAACGATTCAGGACGTCCAATCTACACAGCATCACAGCCAATGAACGCAGGCGGAGCAGTAGCACCAACATCACTAACAGGTAATGTTGCTGGACTTAACCTCTATGTAGATCCAACAAATGCTGGCGATGGCGATGGAACAATCCTTATCGTGAACCCAGATGCATACACATGGTACGAGAGCCCTACCTACCGCCTACGCGCAGAATCAACTGCAGCAGGACAGGTAACAATCGGCTACTACGGCTTTGGAGCAATTGCTACTAAGGTCGGAGCAGGCGCATTCAAGAATAACAAGGCGTAATTAGCCACACTAAGTCGCTCTAGGGGGTCAGTAGCCCTCTGACTCCCTAGAGTCTTTAGAAAGGATTGCACATGGCACTTACAACAGTTGCAGAGCTACGCTCTACTCTTGGCGTTGGCACTTTGTATAGTGACAGCGTTCTTCAAGAAGTCTGTGATGCCACAGATGCAGTCCTTATCCCTATGTTATGGGCTCCAAAATGGTTTACAGTCGCACATGAAAACACAGTAGGGTCAGGCACTCTATATTTTAATGACAATGTGCGCGATACTTTTTATGTAGGTCAAAGCGTTACGATTGCTAACTCAGGCACTTCATATAACGGCACTAAGACAATTACAGCCGTCAATGGTTTCTCAATTAGTGTGGCAACCAATCACACTACTGCGCAGGGCTATCATCCGATTTATCCTTATGGATCTGTATCGACCACGACTTACACAGACTGGACTACCGATATGGCAATCCAGCAAGCAGCTCTCATGATATCTGTTGAGATCTGGCAAGCGCGTACTGCAACCCTTTCAGGTAGTAACGCTGTCGATTTCCAGCCAAGCCCTTACCGAATGAGCGCACAGCTTCTCGCTAAGGTGCGAGGATTGATTGCACATGCGCTAGACCCTCGCTCAATGGTGGGCTAATGCCTCCAGTAGCGATAACTACACTCCGCACTACTTTAGCCACCGCGCTAGTAGATAACACTAAATACCAAACTTTTGCTTTTCCGCCTGCAACAGTTCTTGCTAACTCTGTAATCGTGTCTCCAGATGATCCTTATCTGACTCCTAGCAATAACCAGCACATCACTATCAGCCCAATGGCTAACTTTAAGATTATTATGACTGTGCCTTTATTTGACAATGAAGGAAATCTAAATGGCATCGAAGATACTGTCTGTGGCGTGTTCGCTAAGCTCGCAGCATCATCTCTGGTCTATAATGTAAGCGCAATCAGCGCACCAAGTATTCTCAACGCTGCTTCGGGTGACCTACTCAGCTGTGAGATGTCCGTATCAATCCTTACGAGTTGGAGTTAATTATGTCCGATTGGGAAAAAGAGAACGAGGCCTTTCTGATCAAGATCGGACAGGTTGCACCATCAACACCTAAGCCAGTAACCAAGAAAGAAGAGGAATAATCTCATGGCTGTATTTCTAAATAACAATGTGGGCGTGAAGATTAACTCTGTTGATCTTTCAGACCATGTCACAGCAGTAACTATTAACCGCGTATTTGATGAGCTGGAAGTAACTGCAATGGGTGACTCATCACACAAGTTCGTGAAGGGCTTAGAGTCATCAACAGTAACAATCGACTTCCTAAATGACACAGCAGCAACAAATGTATTGGCAACACTACAAGCTGCATGGGGAACAACTGTCACAGCAGTATTCCTACAGACAAAGGGAACAGCAGTATCTGCTACAAACCCTCTTTACACTGTTTCATTGCTAGTCAATAACACAACAGACATCAATGGTGCTGTTGGAGACATTGGCACACAATCAATCACATTTACTGCTAACTCAACAGTCGCAGTAGCAACTACAGGCACATTCTAAAAAACTAACAAAGGGGCAAACCATGGCAAAACTAAAGATAGTTCGTACAGATGGAAGCGTACTAGAAGGCGAGATCACTCCAGCAGTGGAGTACTCATTCGAGCAATACGCTAAAAAGGGTTTCCACAAGGCTTTCCGCGATGAGGAAAAGCAGTCGGATGTTTATTGGTTGGCATGGGAAGTCACTCGCAGGTCAGGTGAAACTGTTAAGCCTTTTGGTATGGATTTCATTGAGACACTAAAAAGTGTCGAGGTGCTTGATTCAGACCCTTTAGCTTAAAGCGCGATCTTCCATTCACCTATCTAATCGCTCGCTTGAGCATTAGATTGGGGATTGCGCCACAGCAGTTATTAGATCTAGATAAGACCATGCTCGATGCATTAGTGCAAGGGCTCAAGGATGAAGCGAAAGAGGTGAGCGATGCCAGCAAGCGTAAAGGGCGGCGTTAAACTTCGCAAGGCACTTCGCGCTTTCGCTCCAGATTTAGCCAAACAATCCCAGAAGGAAATTGCTGGCGCTCTTAAGCCAATTACTAAAACCGCTAAGGGTTATTTTCCTGATGATGGTCAAGTCCTTAGCGGATGGCTTGCTAGAGAAAACTCTCAAGCTCGATTCCCTAGTTACAATGCTCGCATCGTTAAGGCAGGTGTTGGCTATAAGACTTCACCTTCTAAACCTAATCGTAGAGGCTTTAGATCACTTGCTCGCGTATTCAATAAGAGTGCTGCTGGAGCGATTTACGAAACTATGGGGCGTAAAACCCCAAGCAGTCGATTTGTCCAGAATCAGAGTAGCAAGTACGGCTCATCCATGAAGGGTGATGGCAAGATGGAAGGTCGAGCTTTATTCCGTGCCTATGAAGAAAACAATGGCAAGGCTAGAGATGCAGTCTTAAACGCTATCAAATCGGCAGCAGATAAACTCAATGCAAGAGCGAAGGTGTAACTCATGTCTAACATAGTCATTGACATTGCAGCGGAGTTCACTGGCAAAAAGGGATTTAAGCAAGCCGAAACAGCCACGGACAAACTTGGCAAAAATGTCAAGAAACTTGCAGGTGCTTTAGGTCTGGCTTTAGGCGGTCAGCAGATTCTTGCTTTTGGCAAAGCAGCAGTTAAGGCAGCAGCAGCTGACGAGAAAGCACAGAAGCAACTTGCACTAGCTCTTAAGAACGTAGGACTTGAAAGAGATGCCGCTTCTACAGAAGCCTACATCCAGAGATTACAAAGCGAGTTTGGCATTCTCGATGACAAGCTGCGACCTGCTTATCAAAACTTGGTTGTCGCAGTGCAGGATTCTGATAAGGCTCAAAGACTTCTCAATCTTTCGTTAGATATTGCGGCCTCAACTGGCAAGGACTTAGGCTCAGTTACATCCGCCCTTAGTCGTGCATATTTAGGAAACAATGCTGCACTATCTAAACTCGGTGTGGGTATCTC